GGCACCATCTGCTTTTACTATTCCTGTAACTGCACCAACAATTGGATCTGTTTCTGTATAACTTGTCAAATAACCTTGTGTACTATGGTCACCATAATCAGTTGGGATAGTTGGTTTATTAGTTAAACTGTTATAGTCGCCGTCGAACGCATATGCAAATAATGGTTGTAGTTCACTTAGACCAACATAAACTTCGTTAAAGTTATTATTTACTTTGCTAAATGCTGTACGTAGGCTTTCACCGTCACCTGCTTGTTCACCTGATCCAATATTAATTATCTGCTTTGCCATTTGCCCGCCCTAATGATTCAATTGTATACTATTTACTGTGCCGTCAGTCCAATTAGAAACATATATTCTAATCCAAACATAGTTTCCTGTAAGATTATATGCCTTACTAGATGTTTCATTTGCAGTGTATTCTAACTTACTTGTAGTTGCACTAACAATTTTACCAGTAGTATCTATTGTTTGTCCGGAACCTAGTATTACAGTAAACCAGTCATCTGCTGTAGGATTTACGGCAAGTGTTCCTTGCATTTCTATATCACCTAAAAATCCTGACAGATTAATTTGTATGGTATGTAAGCCGTCACTACGTCCGTAGTACCCGTCACCTTTGAATTTATCACCGGTGATGGATTGAACGGTGCTATCACCTTCGTGTGCTTGATTTGATATTATTGTTTCACTTTGTGCCATATAACTATTTATCTAAATTAGACTTGACAACTAATTTGTCGACTCGTCTAATATTAGACAACATTAAACTACAAAGTTGCAGAGTTTTTTCATCACGGGCATAAAAATATAAATCAGAAACATATCCATTAGTTTCTAATGATTTCATTAGTACCGGACCTATTTTAACTTGTTTAGTATTATTCTTAGCCCAGTTTGCAAATCCTGAATTATCTGATAAATTACTTCCAAACGTAACTTTGTATTCGTATCCGTTGTCACTCTCTACTAATATAGTGTTGGGAGTAAGAAGACTAATACTAGAAGGATCAGGCTCCCAAAATTCTTTCCAATTAGCTTTGTTTATAGCACTTTTTAGAGTGTGTAACCATTCTCTGTTATTAGAATATATAGCTACGGAAGAACCTTCAATTCGAAGTTGGTAATCATTAGTACGACTTAAGAATTTATAAAGTTTTCTTGCATCTAAAAAACTTAGTTCTTTTACAGGTATCTCTCTAGAAAAACTAGACAGCATTAAAGGCTTACCTGATTCATATTGTTGCTGGAGTGTGTCAAGAACCTCTCTAGCATAAGAAAGGTTCTTGTCTCTAAATATATTACCTATACCGTTATTGATATGAAGTTTATATAAGTATTGTCCCCAAAACAGTTTAGTTGTTGTTCGTTTCTGCAACGGTAATTTCCTCTGGAATTTTCGTTGTATTTAATACAAGTTCTCCGTCTCTAACATCTACTGTTACTTCCCCACCGTCTTTAAGATTACCAAATAGTAATTCTCTTGATAGCGGACGTTTGATATCTTTATCAATTACACGCTGTAAAGGTCTTGCACCCATCTTAGGATCAAATCCTTTGTCTACTAAGTAGTCGAGAGCTTCGTTTGTAATGTCAATATCAACTTTCTTATCTTTAACCATATTCTTAAGTTCTAAAAGGAACTTACCAACAATTTTCATCATTACTTCTTTTCCTAGTTTAGCAAAAGTAACAACGCCATCTAGTCTATTTCTAAACTCTGGAGCAAAGAATTTTTTAAGTTCTTTATCTTCGTAGTTGTCAGCATCAAAGTCATTGTCAAATCCAATAATATTTTTCTCAGCATCTTTAGCACCCAAGTTAGTTGTAAGAATTAAGATACAATTACGTGCATCTGCTTCTTTGCCGTTAGACCCAGTTACCTTACCATTGTCCATAATCTGTAGTAGCACTTGTGATACATCAGGGTGTGCCTTTTCAATCTCGTCTAGTAATAGTACACAGTTAGGTGCTTCCTGTATTTTCTCAATTAACAGTCCGCCCTTTTCTTCGTGACCTACATATCCTGGAGGCGAGCCTAATAACTTTGATACACTATGTTTTTCTTGATATTCACTCATATCAAAACGTACAAGTTTAACACCTAATGCATTAGATAATTGTTTTGCTGTTTCAGTTTTACCTGTACCAGTTGGACCCATAAACACAAACGATCCTACTGGTTTATCATCCGGTTTAAGACCTGCTTGACTTACTAGTATTTTATCAACAATGCTGTCAATAGCTTCATCTTGACCATATACTTGCTTTTTCAAATTACTATCTAATTTTGCAAGATTTTCAGTTTCGCGCTCTGCTACTTGTTCTTCAGGCAAGTTTAACATTTTACTAAGTTCAAACTGGATATTGCTATCACTTACAATTTTTTCACCTTCAACTTCTTTTAGATTAAATCTCGAACAAGCAACATCAATTAAGTCAATTGCCTTGTCAGGAAGTTTTTTATCTGACTGATATTTTACACTAAGTTTTACTGCTTCTTCAATTGCTTCTTCAGTAATAGTTGTTGCGTGATAATCTTCATAATACTTTTTAATTCCACGCAGAATGTCCTTTGTTACTTCTGGAGTAGGTTCGTCAATTGTTACACGTTGGAATCGACGCATTAATGCTCTATCTTTTTCAAAGTATTTACGATATTCTTCCCAAGTAGTTGATGCTACAACTTTAATATTGCCTTTTGACAATGCTGGCTTTAGCATATTAGCAAGGTCATTTGAACTATTACCACCGCCTGCTCCTGCACCACTAATCATATGTGCTTCGTCAATAAACATAATAGTTTTGCCTTTGCCTTTTAATCCTGCTAGTACAAGTTTAAAACGTTCTTCAAAGTCACCTCTATATTTTGAACCTGCTAATAACGATCCAATATCAAGATTATATACGTTGTATTCTTTCAAAAAGTTTGGTACATCGTCATTTACAATCTTCCAAGCAAGACCTTCAGCAATAGCAGTTTTACCAACACCTGGCTCACCTACCATAAGTACATTATTTTTGCTACGTCTTCCTAATGCAAGTGCAATACTTTCAATCTCTTCGGATCTACCAATTACAGGATCAATTTTATTCTTTTTGACTTCGTCGTTAAGGTTAGTAGTAAATGCACGTATTGCTTTCTGAGCCGCTCCTGACATTTCTGCTTCTTCTTCAGGATCACCTAATTCAGAACTTACGTATTCAGCAAACGCCTCTTTTGTAATTTTAGCTTCTTCTAAGTAATAAGTTGCCATTGCTTTCTTTTCTGAAAGCACACTAATTAATACGTCAGTTAATTCAATCTCTGGACGTCCGTGAAACAATACTTGTGTAAACGCTCTATTAAGTACACGCTCAACTGATTGTGTTTTCTTTGGTTTATATTTTGTTTCCGCAGTTTTAATTTCATCTAGGTTATTTTTTAGATAATGTTCTAATGTTGTTTTTAACCAATCAACATCGGCACCAAATCCTGTAACCAAGTTATGAAAGTTCTCCTCACATAGCATTGCAAATACTAAGTGTTCAAGAGTTACGTATTCGTGACCTAACTTTTTAGCATCTTTAATGCTTTTGTCAAATACTAGTTGTAGTGCATTGCTTGGTTCGACCATTTATTTTTTCCTCTGTAGTTTTCGTTGCTTTTTCTTAGCCATATCTAGTTTTAATCTAGATACTCGATCTGTAAATTCAATCCCTTGTAAGTGATCAAACTCGTGTAAAAAACATCTTGCATCTATATCGTATAGTTCTATTTTACACTCTTTTGCGTTAATGTCAAGATATTTGGCAATTACACCTTTTGGCCTTTTCACTTTTAAAAATAAGTCCGGATGGCTTAAACATCCTTCAGGCATTTCTTCATAGTTAACTGTTACACTTTCTAATTCTGGATTAATTAATGCAAACGGTTCTTTGTTTTCAAGTAGATGCGGTTTCATTACAAATATCTGTGCATCTAAGCCTACTTGATTTGCACTTAGACCAATGCCACCAGCATTGTCCATTAGCTCAATCATTTCGCTTGATACAGAAATTGCGTCTAAATTATCAAAGTTAAATTCTTTAACTTTTCTCTCTAGCCACGGGTTAGGTGATTTGATCAAGTGCATTTTTTATTCTCTCCAGTTCGGTTAATATACCTTGGTTACCTATCTTTGGCACAACTGCTTTAATATCAACAAATAAATTTCCCCTATGTCTTGTTTGAGGATCTGGTATTCCGTGTGATGGCAAACTAAATGTTGCGCCTGGTTGTGTTCCTTTTGGAATATTAATCTTTAATCGTTTGCCTTCTAGTGTCATTATTTCTACTGTTCCGCCTGTTAGACACTCAAAAACACTAGTTAATGCTGTTGTTCTTAAATCATTTCCATTACGGTGCCAATTTGGCGGATTCTTTATTTGTACTCTAACTATTAAATCTCCTGCTGGTAGATTCGGAATAGAATCATCGCCAAGTCCTCTAAACTTAATTCCGACCCCGTCTGGAATACCAACTGGAATATCAATTTCTGCTTCTTTTATTTTTCCACTGTCTAACCGATATTGTGTAATAAGATTTTTACCAGTTAATACATCTTTTAAGTCTAACCTAAGTCCTATTGTAACATCTCTATTACGTCTTTGTCTACGCTGTTGGCCGCCAAAACCAAAGTTAGCAAATAAATCTTCAAACCCAGGAGGCATATTTCCTGTGTTAAAATTATGTTGTGGTTGAGGATTATCATACACCGCACGTTTTTGCGGATCTTTTAATGTACTGTATGCTTCATTTACTTTTTTAAATTCTTCTTCGTTACCACCCCTGTCAGGATGGTGCTTCATACTTGCTTTTTTGTATGCGCTTTTTAAGTCTTTGTCGGAAGCATTTCGAGAAACACCTAAGATAGAATAATAGTCCATACAATTACTTATCGTACAGACTATTACATAAACTTAGTAGTGATTACTTCTTGTTTTCTAAAGCAGATTTCCCGTAGAATGCTGCTACTATTGCTGCTACAGAAACAAAGTATGTTGGAGCCATATCACCCAATGTTTTTGCTGCTTGATCTAATCCTATTAAACTTGCAACTACTACTGCAAACGGATATAATAACATA